TATTCCAAATGTGATCGTCTTAGCGGCACGCCTATAGAACTTCAGCTCTTCACCGCTCAGATCTTCAACTGACTCATCTGTGAATCCGAACATCTTTTTCATGTTATTATAGTGAATGTCACCTTCCACGCATGCTTTCCTCAACCCTGCATCACCAGAGAGATGAGCTAGCATACGAACTTCAGCTTGACTATAGTCGGCCGCGATTATGGTGTATCCTTTCCTCGCTTCAAAAATATTTTTAATAACCTTATCCTTAGGGATTCCGTGGATATTCGGATTTCCTGAGGATAGCCTAGCTGTACGGGTACCTATCATCTTGAAGTCTGGAGATATGAATTCATCATTCCATAACCTCTTGATTATTCCATCGTGATAAGCTCCCATCCTCTTAGCAACTAATCTTCGGTTAGCCAGAGTTGCAGGAAATTCATGTTGAATCCCGAGCCAGTACAGCATGAATAGCGATGTGCTATCCGACTCCATATTACTGGTCGTTTGAGTCGAAGTTGACTTCCAGCAGTTTATGGCATCGTGTGAAGCTTCAGGCATAACCTCATCAATCTTTCGCTGGATCAATTTTTGCGACATCTTTCCGTTCTTATTGCTCATCTTGACTAGCTTCAAATCCTTGTATAGTATCTTCTTCACTTGGGGTACTGAATTAAAATTGACTCCTTCATCGCAATATTTCTTCAGGATTTCATCGCATTCATTAATTTTTCCTTCCCAGATTTCCTTAACATGAGCAAGGCCATCCTTTGATACTTTCAAACCCTTTATCCACATATCGATAAAAAGTTTAGCTCCAGAAAGCATTATGTCATCATGGATCTTCATCTCAGTCAGAGTCAGTATCTTTTTGAGACGGTTGAATACCCGAAACGTAGCATCACAATCTGCCGCATTATATAGTAAGACCTTCTCCTTATCTGACTCCCAGGCTTCCTTCATTTTCTTCACATCTATTCCATAGTCACCTAGATCAACGTATGCAAGATGCTTAAGTCCATGAACTCCCTTCCGTTCATCCCTAATGTAACTCATAAACATAGTATCATACCTGTAATTAAGATTTATTCCATGGAGTGACAGCCATGGAACATCATACTGACCGTGGTGGAATATGCATTCTTTATTTCGAAAGAACTCATTCAACATCCCGATGAATTCAGGATGGTTGATAAATGGAAATGCTCCTCCATTACCTGGAGCATCCGATATCCCTATGGATATCAACTCATCATTACGGGCATTAAGGCCAATGGTCTCGATATCAACAGATATCAGCTTCGACTTATGGTACATATTCAATACAGCTTCTATATCCCCTACTATATAGTCTTCATATGGAGGTACCGGAACTCTCCATTCACCTTTCATATATAAAGCGATTAATCCAAGTTGATCCGCCAGTGACCTAAATACATCCACATTATTATATACTTCGCGTATATGATTGATTATGAATACATTAGGTTCGAAGAACCTTCCGAGTACATCAGCAATTTTCCTTCGCTTCTTATATGGAGCCATATCATCCTTTTCAGATACAGCATTGACTACATCATCATCATGTATTATTTCTCTGCTGAACATGATTTGATTTTCCTTTACCCCGAATGGTTTTAGCATCTGTCTAATAACGCTCTTCTGACGTATGGCATATACTCCGACAAAGTTTATCTTCATTATCGGAGTTTCCTTGCATCAAACTTGTTACTATTTCCGCATCCATGTCCAAACAATTTTACTTTAGTGCCATACGGTATAGAGGATTCAATGAAACTTAGGAACTGCCAGAACTTATTATCCTTATACTGATCCTCAGTTTCTAAATGAGGTATCCCATTTTCCACCATATCAAGATAATCAAAGTATTCACTCGAACTCCAAGGTTTGAAGAACATCAGACTTCCACTTTTATCATATACTCCAATGTTCATTTCTATATCGCACAGCACATCAATTTTAGAAAGTGCTAGGTAAGACGGTCGCTCAATCATGATAGCCCTGCACAGGTTTCGAAGGTTTAGCCATCCTATCCTTCTTTTCCTTCCGCTCACAGATCCTATCTCATTTCCTTTTTCTCTGATATAATTCGCTGACTCAAACCCCATTCCATCAAAATCTCCTGGGCCAACCTTAGTAACATATGGTTTTATGCACATGATTCTTTCATCTACCAGAGAGGGACTGAACCCTGCTTGAGACCCGATTGAACTAAATCCACAGTTTGAAGTGGTAACTATAGGATATTCCCCCTGGTGGATGTCAAGTCCAAATCCATGAGCTCCTATGAATAATATATTTTTGTCAAGCGAATTGTTTAAATAATCCGCAGTATCTATGGTTGATATTCCATTGACGCTAATTGACCCCATCATCTCAGATTTCCTCATCATCCTATCGACATTGCATGGGCCTACTCCAGTCCCTACAGAACCAAATTTTGAAATGTTTTTTTCACTATCCTCAACCATATGTTTAGATAATATTACAGGAGCAGTCTTACTGACTAAAACTTCAAAGTTAGGATTTTTTTGTTTAAGCTCCCTTATTTCTTTCATAAGCACATCGAGGTTAATGCACATTCCTTCAGTCAAAACCAATGTAGATCCTGCTTTTAAACCTCCTGATGGCAATAATCTGAATACAATTTTTTCATTATTGTCAGTTGTTACAGTATTTCCAGCATTACTACCCCCGTTGAACCTGACGAATATATCGTACTCGTCTTTTATGAAATTAACAATTTCAGCCTTACACTCATCTCCATATTGTCCTCCAATGATTACTGTTTTCATATGAACCTCCATCTCCTTCCGGTATTAATGTTACTTATTGTCTTGCTGGATACTCCATAAAAGCTTGCTAATATACTTTGGTTGCATCCAGTCCTGAGACTGGATTTGATAGCCTTGATTTCCTCAAGTGATAACTTGATATTCCCATGCCTTTTCTTGACTGCCATATCAACCATATTGTCTGATTGATTCCCGGATATCAAGTGGTTGAAGTTTATGCATTTTCTGTTATCGCACTTATGAAGAACGACCTCCGGAGTTACGCCGCACATTAGGAACATATACCTTGGAAGACTTATTTTCTTCCTATTGATAGTGATGTAGCAATATCCAGTTGAGCTTGGTTTATGCGAAGTGCATTCATGGCAGTATGGATCTATTCCTAAACGCTCGTTCCTCTCATAATATACTTCCTTATATGAAATTTTCCTCATATCAAATCCTTTCAGAGTCCAATGCAACCCTGCCCGAGGACAGGATTGCATTTATTAATCTACTCTTATTATATTTTATATAGTTTTGCTATATTTTCAGATAGCAATTTGCTTCCTGCCTTATATGCAAACATGAACGTTCTACTTCTGCAAGGTACGTCCGAATCAATTCTTTTCTTATTTTGAGCATATAATGCCGCATAGCATGTGTCCAGTGACCTTATTGAGTTATCCAAATCCTTTAGATCTCTCAGTTCATCCAGCGAATTAAGACCAAGCACATGGATTTCTTTTTGTATTCCTTCGCTGAATAGCAGATGTGAAATGAATGTCCTCCTATTCACTTCTTTTTGAATCATGAACTTACTGATTCCCAATGTATGGATACATCCTTGATCTGCTAGTATCTTAGCGCATTCGACGTATTCACTTCCATCATATCCTTGAGGAACAGCCATCAGTTTTCCCTTATACTTCCAGCACTTAGTTTTCAAGAATGATGTGAAATCCTTCATCTTCGATATAGTGGAATTCTTATCATATAAACTATCCGGAATCACTACTTCAGATGGATTGATATAGCTCATGACTTCATGAAGTTCCTCGAATGTCAGCTGATTCCCTTCGGCTTCACCATTGTCAAGTACCACATATGAAGTTTCAGCAACTTTTCTATAAAACTGAGCGTATGATTCGTTGTTACGAGCGACGTGAGCTAAACACATGTGGATAGAACTATCCTTGGTTTCATTAAGATTCCCAACTGGCACTATATTAGCTATTTTCAAATTCATCAACTCCATTCCATTTTCTATCATAGAACTCTACTTGTCTTTCTTGACTCCAGCTACTGACTGGGACAAAGTATCCTATTATACGGCTCCAAATTTCTTTAATAGGTTTTCCACATTGGCAAACCCTAACGTTCCCTAATGGGAGTATATGATCATCTTCACACTGTGTAAATCCATAGTTTACAGCTAAATGAGGGAGTCCATATTTTATAGCTAACAAAATGATTTGCTTCATACCAGCTGGATTAAGCTTTGGAACATTAATATGGCATATCCCTCCACCAGAGAGGGCATTGACTAACCCTGCGGATATCTTGATCCTTTGCTCTATCGGCATATCGACGTGAAGCGGAACAAATTGATTGCTGTATATGCTATACTTCTGAACTTCCTTGCCGAAGAACTCCCTATCTGACTTAGCCATCTTCACACATGCTCCCTCTCCAGGGACTTCTTCGACGTTGAAGATCAAGTCAGATTCATGCTTATCAATCTCCTCCTTTATAGTCTTAATTATCACTTCCATCATGTTATAGGATAATCCAAGGATTTCAACTGCTTCATAAATCCCAACTATCCCTATGGTTGCAAATAGATTCATGAGCTTAATAATTCCTAATGGCTTGATAAACTTATTATATCCGTTATTAGCGGCATCCTCTAAGATTTTTCTGTGAGCCTCATGCAATTTGATGATATCACCGACGTCATCCTTTAGGATTTCCAGGAATGTCGTTGGATTCCCTCTACTCAGGTATGCAAGGTGAGGAAGGTTGATCGCAATAACTCTGGACGAACCTACATCGATACCTCCGTTTCCGAAGCTGTCAATCCTATCGAGATCATTCACGAATCTACAGCACATGGATACCTTATTATCATCTGAGTTAGCCAGGTATATATTAAAATTCCCTAGCCTTGAGTTAGTGTCCGAAACGTAATCCAGGAATTCATCGTCAGACTTGTTTATGTTGAATGTGCTGACTGGGAATCGATAAGGTATTCCGGATTCAGTACATCTCATCAATTCAGCGTACAATTCCTGAACTCTGAGCATCACGTATAAATCGAATTCGTAGTCCTTGAAAATATTTCGTGCGATGTCCCTCGAAAACATTGAGAAATTTGTAAACGGGGATTGGCCAGCAGTCCTGTTTTCATTGTTGAACGCCAGTACTATCCTCATTAGGTCTTCCATAATTTCTGAATCACTTACTTCACGTCCAGCTTTCTCAATGAACTGAGCGTATAGTACAAAGAAGTCAGATGGAGCTATAGCTCCCATGCAATAATTGGCCAATGATGACATCGCCTCTATCACGACAGTTGTAAATTCTCTGTGATTCTTAGGAACTATCCTGACTCCATTCGACTCATATCCTTCTTCAGCTAACTTTCTCAGACTTATGGCTACGCAATATATACTTCGAATATCAGACAAATCATGAATATACGTCCTGTTATTTATAACATTTCTCATTATCTGATCCCTATCAGGTGAATCGAGATACCTGTATATAGTGAATAGACTTTCCGTCTTATATTGTTTATCCGATGTCATCCACTTCTTCTTCACTGGGGATATAAAATTCGCATTAGCATTTGGATCCGATTTGTCTTCATTATCCTTCATAAATTTGATATTATCATTTATAAATTCTTTAGTCGGGATACAGAAATTCTCTCCATTATCTTTAGTATTCCGAATTATTTCTACAAATTTATTATATTCAATCATGTCAGAACTCCTTTACTCTAAAATACGTGGTGAATTGGTCAGGTAATTCCAGTAGATCTATAGTATGGTACACGTGTTGATCCGAACCATACTGTCCTACCTTTATCACGTGGCACAGTTTCTTTATGCGGTTAGGGACGTCGAATAATTTGTTCCCTGTATATAATATATTATATACGCCGATGTCATAGAAAAACTTCATGAGTGAAAATAGGGCATCCTCCTGGAGTGTTGGTTCCCCTCCCTGGTAAGTGACCGCCTTATAGTCGAATAAGCTCGTAATGATGTCCTTGACTATATCCTTAGCTGTTTTCGTCACTCCTTTAGTTATATCAAATAATCCAGGGTTATGACATCCTTTGCATCTGATATTACATCCTTGGAAAAAAATGATAGGAGATACATATCCGAAGCTGTCTTGAGTAACTATCTCAGATATATAATTTTTTGGAACTTCCAGTTTTATGTTTGATAAATCATTATAATTCATTCTTAGTCTGCATATATCAGCTATAATATATGCATAATTGGCGACATCAGCACATTCCTTTATTATCTCAGTCTCACGAAAAAGGTTTATTTCATATCCAAGTTCAGCTACTTCCTCTATCATTTTCACATACATCTCATTTATCGGGGTATTGATAGACCATCCGTTTCTCTTATGTCTTTTTTCCTCAAATTTTTTAATCATCGCGAACCTGAAGTGATCTAGGTTCCGCTTTATCTTTTCCATATCCGAAATTATTTCCAAAACTAACGCCTCCTAACTTCAGAGCTAAACTTATCATCCTCGCACACTTCGACGCTGTATATATTATATCCATCATCTCTCATCATATTGTATATCCACTCAGCCATATGTTCGCATGAATCTGTTGAACAATTTTCCTTGAATTGATCCCAATAACTTTTTATAAAGGATTCACATACATCTTTAAACATGATGTATTCGATTTCCCTATTGGAATGCTCAACCTCAACTTGTATAATATATGTGAAATTATGATAATGAGGGAGTTTCAGGTATTTAACTTCAAACGGAGCATTTGGATAATGATGAGCCCCTAAGTATGAAGATTTCACTTTTACTAATTTTCTCATATCTCACCGATTAGCTTTAGGAATTCATGCTTTGTAGAGGTTTGAGTGAAACATCCACGATATATAGACGTTATTGTATCAGCTTCCATCTTTTGAACTCCCCTCATTCCCATACATAGATGTCTAGCTTTTAATATAACACCGACACCAGTAGCATTCACATACGTTTCAATATCATCTACTATCTGTTTTTGCATTCTTTCCTGAATCTGGAGTCGTCTAGCATAACACTCAACTAATCTTGCCAGTTTACTTAATCCAACTATTTTTTTACTCGGAATATATCCTATGTGAGCTACTCCTATAAAAGGAAGTATATGATGTTCGCACACACTTGCAAATCCGATATTTCTAACAACAATCATATTATTACTTTCGGCTTCGAATTGCCTAGACAATATCTCTTCAGGATTTTCCTTATATCCTTTGAATAAAAATTCATATGCCCGTTCAACTCTCTCGGGAGTTCTTTGCAATCCTTCTCTTGATACTCCTCCTTTCTCAATTTGATTTAAAATGCTTATAATTTCATTTTTGCAGTTCATTCACTTTCCTCCTTAATTTTATTTTGCATCTAAAATTTTGTGCAATTGGCAGGACAGTCTCAGAGTCCCAGGTATACTTTTCCGTTGCTCGAGAAATTTTTCAACTATCAGATCCGGCCTATGGATCTTTCCATCCTGCTCAGTCCTGCATTGCAAATAGATCTCTGAGTTGCTGAACAACGATTCCCATACTGATGCCCATGACTTGAGAAATACAAAGCTTTCATCTTCCCTCCCGATTACAACTTTTAATGTAACCCTCGATCCATCAATTTTCCTGAGTATCTCGATATACTTCTTCATATCATACTCAATGTGATTCTTAGGTGAAAATGTGATATGATCAATCATATAAATCCACGGAGCATCAAGCGAATGTGTTTCAACATGAACTCTAAATTCTCTAGTTTGCAAAATTCGAATTAATTTGGTGCAATCCTGAAGAGTAGGATCACCGCCAGTTATTACCACTATCGGTATATTAGAATCAGAATCCCATGGATCCAATTTATTCACAATTTCATCAATTTTCATAGTTTCGCCAGACTTCATATCCCATGAAGCTTTAGTATCACAGAACTTGCATCTGGCATTACATCCAGCAAGCCTTATGAATTGAGCAGGATACCCGGAAAACCTGCCCTCTCCTTGAATTGTGTTAGTAATTATTTCAGATACTTCCATATTGCCCTCCGATTATTAATGTGGAGTGAATAATCACTCCACATCATTCATTACCTGAATTCAATATATACATGAGAATTAGCAGTTTCCCATAATTTTACACTAATAACATGCAATGATTTATTATAATTAATTTTTCTTAGTTCATCAGATGCCTTCTCAGCTATCCATGCAGCTATATTTTCAGCAGTCGGTAATTCATTAAGCACATTATTCAAGTCCTCATGATCCAGCATATCTTCTATCCCTCTGCATATACTACTGAGGTCAGAAAAATTTATAACTATTCCATCTTTAGTCATATTCCCAGATACAGCTATTTGACATCTATATGAATGTCCATGATTCCTAGCACATTTCCCCATACCAGGAAGATTATGAGCCGCCTCAAATGAGAATTCTTTAATAGTACTTATTCTCAATGTCATTCCTCCCCGTCATCTGAGTAGTCATCTTTGAACTCAAGATCATCATCTTCACTCATTGGCTCAAGCACATCAGTCTGCTTGGATTTTTTATTGTCAACCTTATTATCGGTTTTACTCCCATTAGTCTTTTTTGCTTTTTCTGAAGGAGTCGATTTTGTATATTTAGTAACTTTATCCACTCTATTTTTCTCCTGACCATCATCCTCTATTTTCCTAACTGTTAGAGTTGCCTTCCTTCCAATCAGTCTATCAGTATTTAGCTTAACTTTCCCTGAAGTTACTCCGAGTCCTGCTAGATGACCTTTTAGACCAAATAATGCATTTGGAAGTAATGAGGTAAAACTCTTGAGCTGAACTCCAGCATTTTCTTTATCCAAAATTTCCCATGTCCATGTCAGCATTGGATTCCCGGCAGAAGATTCAGTCTCCTCTACATCAATCAGTTTTGCACGATAAATTCCGGTTTCAACTATTTCGATAAGTTGAACATCTGATAGGTCTACATTAAGATTCATTAATATTCCTCCTAAATTTTTAATTTATTATATATAACATTGAGCCGCTTTCATTCCAGAAATGGCACATGATATAAAGCTATCCAAGAACCCAGTTGAATGACCGACCAAATGGATATTGCACTTGTTCGCATTATTCAACCCGAAAGTATCTTCCTCTACTTGATATTTATTAGCATAATACTTCATCTCAGGGAAGTATATCAGAGGATCTCCACTTGATACATCAACTATCTTGCCTAGTTCTCTAATGAAAGCTCTAAACCCATTGCTAATTGAATAATCCATCTGACCAAGGTCTATCCCCGATACAGATTGAGAATGATAAGTTGAAGTAAATTCGTATGTAGGTCTGAAATTCATGAAATCTGATACTTTTTGAACTCTAGATGATAAAAACCTAACATTAGTCGTATTACATAATTTCGCCAAGTGCCTCACATACTCTTGAGGTCTACCTGTTACAATTCCAACAGGGATTTTGCATTGGATTGAGAAGTTCGACCTATTTGATTTCATATTTTCATTAAGGTATGAATGTCCATTAACATTAATTATTTCATAATCCTTATGATGTTCATTTGTTATATACCCTTGCTGATTGCAACAGAAGCTTCGGAACTCAAACCCGTTATGCTTGTAAGTTAGTTTGAAGTCATAGAACTTATCGAATAGCGGCTTCAGAACATTTGCATCTGCTTCGAACCTTATTCCAAAGCAGGCTTCCCCAGGTACACGTGATATGTTCAGCTTCTTAGATTGCGAAGCTAACCATTTGGATCCAGCTAATCCAGTGCCTATGAATATGACATCTGGTTGATGAATCAGAAAACCATGAGCATAAGTGTTGCTCTGACTAGTCACCTTCCCATCCAATTCCACATCTAACACGTCTGTATTATATAAAAACTTGATTCCTCTTTCCTTCAGAACTTTTGAAAAGTTTCCTACGAAATCCTGAATCCCATCGCTTCCATAGTGCCTGAGTTGATACTCTTCCAGTGTAAACTTAGTGCCGAGGTACTTCTCGTATGCCTTTTCATCAAAGCCTTTTGTTATTCCCCCAAAGCTATGAGTTTCCATGAGGTCGTCTATCCGGTTAAAAAATTCTTCATCATCCTGTTTGAATATGGATTTGGATGTGTTAGTCCCCCTCTTCAGGGAATAAGTATTCTTCCCATCCGAGAAACCACCGGCTCCACCTTCACCGCATAGGATGTCGCATGTACCGCAATTGCATAATCCAGATTTAGAGCATTTCCTATCCTCAATCTTACTCCCAGACTCAATCACCAATATATCATTATCCTTATTCTTTGATAACTCATATGCGGCGAATAGATTTGCTGGGCCTGCTCCAATCAAAAGTATTTTCATATATGTCTCCTTTCATTTTAATCTTTTCCGATTAGTCCCAAGAATGCTTTCAGAGTAGGTTCAAGTAGGCATTCCTCATCAGTGCATCTGGTCTTAGCTAAGCACTTCATCATTGATTCATTTTCATGCGGCTTCATATATAGCGTTCGATTTCCATCAACATCATAGTCGAGCCGAACACATGCATTCACTGCTGAGACTACCCATTGACCTAATTTACCCCTCAAATCTGGAGTCACTATATCCCTTTTTTCCATAACAGTTTCACCAGTTATAAGAATCAATATATTGTTGTTCTCTTTAGCCCATTTCTTCATTTGAGCCATTATATCCTTGAACATTGTGCTCCATTGATTAGAATTATTCATACTTGCCACTTTTAGATCAAAGACGTCCTTTCTTGCGGAAATTTTATTCAGGATAATCGTTTGGAGTTCAGTCATCGAATCAATAACAACGACTGCATTTTTAATCTTAGGAAAAGTCTTTTCAAATATGTTCTTAAACTCGTTGTATGATGAGATTTCCCTTACTCTCCTTCGCTTATCGGGAATTAAGTCCAGAGTCTCAGCTCCGATCTCAATGTCGTAATAATGAACATCCTTATTTAGCTCTCGAGATGTCCCAGCGAAGTATGTCTTCCCAACTCCAGGACATCCATACAAAATTATGACCATTCAACTTCACTCCTTATACAGAGAGTACTCATATATTATCATTAAACGATTCATGAGTCAATCGTATATTTTCCAGTGTTACATCTTTTTTCGAACTTATGATTTCTAATATGTGCTCTTCGATAGTTCCTTTCATTACAAAACTGTATACCCGAAGGTCTTTATTCTTCTGACCTAATCTCAGCATCCTAGCGTCTGCCTGGGACATAGATGCATATGTCCAAGGGTATTCGAAGTATATTATCGTATCAGCTTTCGTTAGATTCAATCCCTCTCCACCTATGCCATAGGTTAAGCATAGCACATCCAGCTTGTCTGATTGGAACTTTTCAACTATTAAATCATTAGTCTTCTTACTTTTCTTACTATGAATGCAATTTACAGTGATTCCCATACCTTCGAGGATATCCGTTATGTGTTCAGCTACAGCAATATGTTTCACGAATATTAATGGTCTCCTATCAATGAATTTATCCCTGTGATCTATGAATATACTATATTTCCCAAGTTCACTCTCATTATTAGGTTGAATTGCCAAGTTGACTAATGTCTTAACATCCTGCATTCGTATAGTTTGAGGAGTTGCTTCCCTATACTCATCCTCATGAGCCTTAGTCATTTTCAGATGCACGGTTTCCCTCAACTCGTTGAAGCAGAGTTTGACACTACGCGAGATTAAGTACCTCCCATATATCAAATTTTTCCAATTGACCTCCTCGGATTTTAACAGGCCACCTACCTCTATTCCATATGAGAAGAGTTTTATGTTACAGAACCGATGTACAAATCCCCAGTACGATCCAAACTTCTTTGGATCACAGAAGCTCAGTAGCGTCCAGATATCATCAACGTTATTTACATTCGGCGTACCTGTTAGCATATATACGTTCTTGCATTTGCCGCAAATCTTCTTGAATTCCTTATACGAGGACGTCTTTCTGTTCCTAATCTTGTGAGCTTCGTCCATAATCAATGTATCATAGTCGCTGTACTTCGAAGCTGACTTATAAGTCGTAATCTGATATTCCCCTGAGTACCATTTATCAGCATGACTTGCCCAATCCTTTTCCTTAGCTATTGAACATACTATGAGGAGACTTCCACCAGAGAGGGAAGCCGCTACGAGACTAGTAACTGTTTTCCCTGATCCCTGCTTATCAGCAAGGATTCCTTTCTTCCTCCTTACTAACCAACGAATTCCTGACCGCTGATGAGGATAAAGGCCTGGAAATTCATCTATTGGAGAAGTGTTTCTGTAATCACATGATAGATCCTTATTCATCTCATAGTCCTCATGCAACTTCTTCGTAATAGCTGAATCAACTTCGATGTTTGGATATGCCGATATTACTCTTTTTAATATATCTTTGCATATCGGCATTGAGTAGCTTTTCCCAGTATATCTCAAGTATCCAGAAAGTGACTGCGGAAGTGGATCTTCAAATATCATTCTTCCTCGTTCATATTTCAACCTACGCATATTATTCACCCTCAAGAGTTAGTTTTAATAACCTTTCCCAGACCATTTTCATTATATATTGAGGGTGGTAGATAGAGAAGGGCTTATACACATATCCAGTCCCAGTTATAAATGATATATGGCCATATATTACTTCATCATGATCTATAACTCTTATTCTCCCGTCAGGTAGATTAATGAAACTATCATCATTCATCTTCTTTTATCACCTCCGACGGAAAGGTCGTCAGTGAAATCCGCATTTGCTATGTGATTCCTCAATCCTTTGGCATAGTGCATGACGTGCTTGAATGCTGATACACAGTGTCTTGATTGAATTCCCCTCTCATTGCAGACAATGTTTGCCTGACAACTAGGTGGTTGGAGCTTAATCTTTTCCTTGAAGACGTACTTCAGAACAGCTATGACTTCAAGCGCTGTGTAATCCTTTGGTCTACCTCCGGTTACGAAATCTTCAACTATAATATCGTCCGGCTTAGCTGATTTGATGTATGCTATAATATTATGAATGTCATGAATTACCATATTTTGCTTCAGAAATACTTTATCCAACTGAACATTCGTTACAACTAATCCAGTTGATTTCCCAGGATCCACACCTACTATTATCCTCATATTCTTCACTCGATCACCCTTCCTTTTCTTAGAAATCTCCATGCATTCACCGCAGTACAAATTCATTTTCCTAGATATGAATACCTTTTCGCAAGCAACACATTGGATCTCATATGCTACGACTGCTTTGACTCCATAATCCTGACATCCTATTGAATCCAATTGCATCTGGACATGTTCCAGCAGGATATTATGCTTCATAGCAGGATCAATCTTTTCCATCAAACTCCTCCTCAACTAAAATGATACGCCCTCCCATTTGAACATGTATCTGCGTTACAATTTATCTCAATGCATACGCCATATCTTTTGCACTTACCTGGGAATGGACATCTTTCCTTGGCCAGCGCACGTTTGAGAATGGTATTTTCACTTTCAAGGAACGTGTTCCTCTCTTCAAGCTTTTTATTTATGATATTCAGGGATTTACATTCCTTTTCTATCTCTTCAAGTTTATCAAGTCTTGCTTTACTAACAGTGATGTTCTTCATAATTTTAACCTCCCAATATTAATCCATATAGGTCTGCTTGATCAGGATCTAAGCATAGACCTGAGTAATATATTTTCCTATGTTTCGATACACGTTTGAATCTCTCACTCAGCATAGCGCTGAACTTGCTGTTACTCTGTCTTGAGTCCGTGTATTGTTTATAGGCTTCAAAAAGTGATTGATACGGCTCTTCATGTTCCTCCCCAAGTATGCAACATTCATCAAGGAATTTAATAAATGGATCATTGCATTTCTTATACTCCTCGCGTGCATCTCCAATGTTCTTTGAAAGCTTGAACCTCCATTTCCTATTCCGAAGTCTGATTAATCCTTCAACTGCCCAGTTTACTATCCCAGTGTAATCAAAGTATTCAGCTATCTCAGGAATCTTCTCTTCTTCTGGAATAATTACTACAAATGGTATTATGAGATGTCGGTCAACCCACGCATCTCCCTTATCGGATGACTGCGGAATTCGGTTGCATGTGTACACTATCCTGGCGTAGTTTTCAAATGTAATATGGTCTCCTCCTTTGATTTCCCCTCCTATCAATCCTCCTCCAGTAATACTTTTTATTATACCTGATGATTTCATATATAGGAAATCCTGGTCATCAATCAGATTGGCAGTCTTTCCAACCAAAGCTGTTGATTGAAACCTCTCATTCAGCTGACCTAAATCCTTGGTGCATATGTTATCTATACCAAGCAATTCTTGAAGAACCCTCAATATCAGAGTCTTTCCAGTATTACCTGGGCCGTATAATACGAATATCTTCTTAGCCTTATTATTAGGAACTAGAAGATATCCGAACAGTTCCTGTAATATACCTTGGTCATCCTTATCCGGCAATATCCTGTCTAGGTTTTTAATCCAGTTATCGCACCTGACATCCGGATCATAGTGATACGGAATCTCAATCGTCGAGTGATACTCAGGGTTATCCTCAACCTGCTGAATTCCTTTATTGTCGCATTGGAAAGTTCCATTTTTGAACACGATGATGTCATCGTTCCGATTGAACATATTAATATCCTCCTGATTGCATTCCATCATAGCTTTCAACGTATTATACCACGAGTTCTGCATGCTATCATTCAGCAGATGTGACTTGAATAAGTCGTACAGTTCCTTTGGAGTTAATTGACGGTATACCCTCTCGTCGAACATATAGTATTTCTTAGTATTCAACGGAATCAACTTATGAATGTCCAACAGATGTTCGACTAATAGGCTCGGCTTAGAGAATTTGATGGCTTTCCTGTACACCGAAAACCATAAAGGGAGCCCATTTTCGTCCATCGGATCTTCAAAAAATTTATCATATGCACCGTCAGTCATATCCTCAATTTCCTTATCAGTCAACGGATCTATCATGTTATTTATCTGATGCATCATGATGATTCCCATGTCCTTTGGGACTCCCATCCGAGCTAATGAACATGCATGCGATTTGAGTCTATCATTCCGCTCCCCTACCAGGAGGGGGAGAAGACTGGTATCACCCAACTTTGCTTTCCTAAGCGGCATTAGTATATCCGGGAAATCTGCTGGCTCAGATGTGTTGACGTATTTCCTATTTTCAGTCCTTTCATTAGGAACGACTATTTGTCCTTTGTCAGTCCGATAATCGACTATGACTCCAAGTCGAGTCATGTACTTCGCGGCAGATGTTATGTTGGCATATTTCTCTTTATCAATCTTAAAAATCATTTGAGCTCCATGAGGAGTCTTAATCGTCAGCGTGTCAAAGTGAGGACATACTGTTTCAGCAGTAGTCGCATCATCAATGTCAACTACTGCTATATTTTTAGGAAGTTTCCACCCTATCCATCCATTCCAACCGTCTACGTCTCCTTCACGCACTCTCCAATTCTTGTCGATAGGTTGCTTGGCACGCTTATATTCTTTTTTCGGATTCATCCTCCTATTGTATCCAGCTAATTTTATATAATGACCTTTGTATCTAGTCAGATCAACGTATTCCATAGTCCACCCCCTTTATGACTAAACTGAATTCTACATCACTTATAACCTAGGAATGACTTCAACATTGACTCGATTCGGTCAAGTTTTTCATTGATCTCCTTTAGTAGGTTGGATTCATTATTTTCATTAGACAGAAGTGTTCGTTCATCCTTATTAGCCCACTTTATGAATTTTCCACAATCCTTGCAGTATATTCCAAGATTATGACTTTTCTGAACTGTTGTCACTCCTCCTATATCCTGAACCCCACACGATCTGCATTTGAACTTCATAGATAACCTCCCTTATTTATTTCATATAGAGCAAATCCTATTCTATCTCATTTGAATCAAATAGTCAACAGATGGAAGATTTTTCCTCATGCAATGACACCGTCAACGATACCCCCCAGTCCCCCTCTCGTTTTCTTTTTTCTTTATACATACTTCCTTCATATAATTGTCCTTCTTCAACGAATCCAGGAATCTTATTGGATTCCTGGAACTGAACTACTTTGCCGGGAGTTTGGGTATATCAGATCGAACTCCCAAGGAGGGACTTTGCCAATCCAAATATTTCCTTTTAATAAAGTCCCTCGCCGCTCACAAGAGAAATTAATATAGCTCCGCATGAATTATGTATCATTTCCTTCGAGGTTTGAGATCTTCATTGTCATTGACTGCACTTGATTAATATCTTGATCGATGAGAGGAGGTAAAGCACTTTGCGAAATCTCCATTAATCAATTTCGAAAGTTTTTTACCTCCCAGGAAATCTTGGACTACGAAGTACCCAACGAATTAGTGTTGAAAATTTTTCACCATCATAGCTTGCATATTATCCCTAATATATTTTCGACTCCCCATGCTGAGAGCGCTAATACTGAGATAATTTTAATCATAAACCCTAAAGTTCCACTGAAGAATGATAAAGTCTTAGCTTCACTTTTGCACTTTGATTCAAGGGTTGATTCCAAAAGTTTGAGTATTCCATCATAGTGTGAATTCACTTCTTTCCTGAGCTCATTCATGTTATGCTCCAGGCCATCAACCTTGGAGCTCAACAATTTGATTTCATCCAATATGAATCCCTCCTTTATCCCATGACTAATATTATTCCACTATTTGAAACGCTAAAAGTCACAGTAATTTGATTTACTGAGTCATGAACTACATCATAAAGAACATGGGTATCAGCATTATATGTTGAATCACCATTATCAAATGCAACTTGTACAATAGGAATTTTACCTAGCCCATGAGTGAATACTACTGATGTTGATGAAGTAAAAAATTTTCGTTTAACTTGAGTACCTCCACCTATGAACGCTCCTGAGGATTCACTATACACTGAGAACTTAGACTGAGCTCTCGCTCTCCGATCAAGATATTTCGTAATTATTCCTATAATATATTGTTTTTCCATCATCGGGCTATTGCCTCCCTCCTGGTGATCACGGACTATATCCATAATGGTATGTTTTCAAAGTTTGAAATAATCCATTTTTTCTAATTCTGATTGACATTGATAAGATCCTATAGATTTCAGATATCCCAGTGGATGTCTCACGTACATTAATGCAATCTCCAATCTGAAGCCACGGGATTCCTATTACCTTAGCTGTAACTTCCCTGAATCTTTTTAACATATCCGATCCTAATTGATCAGCTGTAGCTTGGCACTTAGCATCAGTGTCAAGTTCACGTATATCTACAAAAAATACTTTATCAGCTGAAACCCCATAATTACTAGGAGATGATGTAGTGTATTTTCCTGAAACAGCTTCTCCTTCTGAGTCCTCTCCTGTAACAACGATTTCACCAAAAATTTCTCTGCGAGAATACTTGTATGATATGGATATCAAATCTTCACCTTCACGAAATACCCATGCCGCATATACATATGAAACATAGACTGTTGCTCCATCTCCTATAGATCCTCCTCCTATTCGAGTTATTTCCCAAGGAGTTTCATCATTGCCCTCAGTTATAGTATAATCAACGTCTTCCTCATATTGCGTACCCGTCTTCCCGGATGATGACCATACCTCGATAGTATCAGATACTATTGGATATTGGGACAGTTCTTCTGCTGTAGTTCCATTTAAAACTATTGTATCTTCTTCTTCTGGTTGTCTATCATTTGGACGATGAAATGAAGCTTCATTACTCTCATTAATGTTTATTTCATATCCAGTTATAGTGATTAATTCCTCTAGCGCTTCCCCATACGTCATCCGGTCGAATGTTATCTCAGATATGGTCATTCCTGTAGATTCAGTCGATATAGATGTAAATCCAGCTTTAGTGAGCAAGTCATTGACTATATATTCAACCGTTTTATTAGTATACGTGATATATCGATTAGCTCCATCAGTCACTGATTGATCTAACAGATATGCTCCGTAATCCCTCATTTCAATCTCCAAAGTTGCTGATTTAGCGTCTCTGGTCAGGATTACGTCATCTATCTCACCTTCGAATATTTTGATAGTATCGCTCCCATATCCAGCATTAATCTCGATGCTCGAACCAGGGAGGATAATGTTATTCCAATCTGAATCAACGCCGCTTTCGGGTGAGTACTGACCTACTAATGATCCATCACTTTTTAAACAATTATGAATGAGTATAGATGCAGTTTGAGCTAAAGCAGACAGTTCGCGATTAGTGTTTATAGATATCACAGGGACATCTTCAACATCTCCTCCTCCATTAACTAAAAGTGTTAATGCATAGTCAGACTCAACTGAATCATAATGTTTATAGTATATGTATAGTTTAGAAGACGTAATTAATATGCATCCATATTGAGTACTGTCACTTCCATCAAATTTTGGAAGTTCTTGACCAGATTCCCATGAGGCTCCATTGTATCTGAATGCTTTTAGCACTGTTCCTATATAATCTAAAACATATATTGCTCCAGTGTTTGGATCCACTGAGAATACTGTATCATCGTCGCCTACAGTCCAAGATGTAACAGCTTCATCTGCCCATGATGAACCTCCATCAGTTGATTTCTTAATTACATAGTATCCTCCTCGAGCTTGAGATTTATACCCAGCATAAATATTCCCATTTTCAAGACAAATCATAGTGCATGCTTTATGATCCACACTCACTGATTCTAATGTAGTTGCACTACCTGGATAAGTATCTGTAGAACCATCAAATTTAGCATATTTTAGATAATTGTTTGACGAATACATAATGACATGTATATCTTCACCATTAGCATCTAATTCAGCAGATCCAAATTCATCGACATACCAAAAGACTGCCTGCAAATTAACATATGACCAAGTGCCTTCTGATGCATCATACCACCTATCTCTCGGGTAATTATCATTGTATATGTAATATATATGAACATCGCCATTATCGCATCCGACTATATCGCATGCAAGATTATCAGTTTCGTGCATATTACTTCCACTCCATACCTTATAAGAGTTTGTAGCATATAACCAAACCCCAGTGCTTATGGTATATCTATTATAATACAAATTAGAGTGCTCATAATCATCCCCAGTCTCTCTTTCCCAAAAAGCAACATACAAATAATCCCCGTTAATATGTATTGCTGGAGCTTTATAATATGTTGAAGATGTCCCATGTTGGTTAGCTGGAGGAGGTAGATTTAAATCAATCCATGAATCCCCGTCATCAGTAGATTTAACTACTTTGAATACATTAGAACCCGAATATGTTCTGTAAGATACATAAACATGATTATTTGAATCAACTTGCAAATGTTTATGCCATGCATTTATATTATATGCTGAAGGAGATGTATTATGAAATATTTCCTTAGCTTCTTGATCTGCTATTTCATCGTAATATTCAACATGGACAGGAGCTCCATCTATAGATATAGATGCGCTAGGAGCATCTTCTCCTATCATGACCTTAGACTTGATTAATGCATTGATTCCAGCTGGTAATGTTTGCATAATTCCCTCCTAACTACTCGTATGCTCTATAAATACTAGGTTAACAAAGCACTTATCAGTACCTTTGCGTTTTTCTAAAGTTGCATTAAATATTAATGCATAAGTCCATGACAAAGTTTCAGGAGATGAGTCTATGGATAATGCACGTTTAGTATAATTTTGTTTATCCTGTCCGAAGCTCCACCATTCAGCATCTGTACAATGAACTCTAATATTAATTTTTCTTCTTCGTGTTCCCCACCCTATCAAAGCTGTTTGAGGAACATCCCCTGCATCATCTAATGAAGGGACTAAATCGACTTCATTTAAAAATAAATCAGGAGAGCTCCTATTATATTCCATAATATTCAAAGTTGTTGAACCCCATGTACTAGCCATTTATCTCCCTCCTTAGGATTGGAATATTCTTCTCGGCGACACATTAGATGCAACTTGATCAATCTGTTTAGCTAATTCCTGAGAAGTTATCTCAACCGAATCTATGAATTCACCCCGGTTTGATACTCCTTTAACAATTATTGTCCCTGATACATTCACATTTAAAGTTTCGGTCTTACCTTGGGAGTAATTATATCCATAATCCATCGGTGGTGTAAAACTAGTTCGTTTATACTCAATCGGATTTATTTCCTGTATATTAGGAGTTAATCCACTAATTCCTTTTCTAATCTTATCCTTCCCCTGGTGTAAGTCGCTAGTCATCATATCAATTAAATTTGGGATCCATTTATCACTATTTCTTCCTTCACCTTTCTTCGTAGGACTTTCCCAACCTACGAAGTCATGAATCAATTTTGATATCCCTGCTACCTTTTTTCTCAATGGTTCTGTTTTTGATTCGATTCCTGATATAAGATTACCCATCAAGTTAGATCCCCATTCAGTAGCATTCCCAATGATTCCTCCAATTTTTGAACTCATACTTTCGAATTCAGATGTCATGCTATCTTTAAAATCAATTATACTCTGTAACCCTGCTTTAACCATTTCGTCAAAACATGCTAATATATCATCGCACATGTCAGGAATTATGGATCCTCCAACGACTTCATAATATAGGTCGAGTAATGTACCGAGGAACCCCTCAACAAATCCTTCGAAGATGCCTGATACTCCACTCCATAAGTCATCCCATAGTTTCATAATATCTGCTCCCCAATTTAACATACCTTCTGTTACTCCATCCAAGTCCCCAGTTATGAAACTAACAAGTACTTCACTCATATCAAGCATAATTGCTATTGCATCTGCTATGGCTGAAACTAAACCAATAATTCCTTCAGCTAATCCCTGAACTACTCCTATCGCAAATGCAAGTTGAACAAACATTAACACATTAATGATTGGCAATAAAGGAGATAACGCATCCATGAGGCGCAGGAATGAGTCTTTCACTCTAGTCAATGAATCAACTAGTTCAGGGAAATCTTCCTTCATCCTCTCAAAAGTTCCACCGAACCTTTCCTTTACTGAATCTAGAACAGATAATAACCCTTCAACATTCTGTTTCATTCCAAGAAATGCATTCGCTATATCATCCGCAGTTTCTTTATCAAAAATTTGAGCGAGGATATCTATTTTCTCAGCATTAGTTGCGGTTAAGAAGTCTTCAATAGCAGTTTTAATGTCATTTACCTTAGTTATTACATCTTCTATAGCATCTTTGACTTCAAAAAATTTATCTTTTAAATTCGTTATACCATCCAATACTTCTTGAGGAATTAATTTCTCAACAGTAGTATTCCATGCTTCTCCAATATCTTTTGTTTTAGTTAATTCATCTGCAAAAGTCATTATGAATTCTTTAGCAAAATTGAATGCATCTTCTACTAAACCGGTTTTAATAGCTATTGCGGCTAAAACCCCGACTAATAATCCGACCGGAGTTAAGAATGCACTTATTACTCCAGCTATGACTCCAATTCCAGATGCGAGACCACCTAATACCAGAAGGAGAGGCCCTATGGCCGCTATTAAAATTGCTACGATCACTGCGGCCATTTGAATCTCCGGGGGCATATCAATGAATGCATTAGTTATATCCTTGACGATATCAGTTGCTTTTCGTATATACGGAATTAACATCATGCCTATTTTAATGGCTAAGGTTTCGACAGATCCTTTTAGTTCTTCTACAGATCCTGCAAAATTGTCCATCTTAGTTGCGGCAACGTCTGCGGCTGAAACTTTAGCAATCTCGTTTGCCATATAGTTGACTCCTTCGGCTCCTTCTTTCATTAAAATATTAGCCGCTCTAATTGCATCAGTTCCAAACATTTTTTTCATAGCCAACTGCTGTGCTTCAGGAGTTAGCTTTCTCAATGAGTACCTTAATATATCTGCTATTTCGGATAGACTTCGAAGTTTACCTTCTGCATCGTAAAACTTTGAAGTTCCTTTCTTAGTCAATAGGCCAAATTTATCAAACATTTTGGCCGCTGAATCCGTTGCAGGACTCAAATTCAACAACATGGTTTTTAATGACGTTCCTGCATCTGATCCTCGTAATGAATTTTGGGCAAATACTGCTAATGCAGTAGATGTATCCATAAATGACATCCCTACACCTGATGCTACAGCTGATGCCATCGATAACCCATATTTCATTTCATGAACACTTGTAGCAGATTTGTTTGCGGCTCCGGCTAAAATATCTGCGGCTTTACCAACATCCAATGCATCATTTCGAAATGCATTTAGCACAGTTGCTGCAACTTCAGCAGAATCTGCCAACTCGATTTCCCCTGCTGATGCTAACCTCAGGGATCCCATTAATCCACCTTCTAATATTTGTTCGGTGGTTAATCCGGCTTTAACTAATTCTGACATGCCTTCAGCCGCTTCTTTTGCACTAAAAGAAGTATCAGCTCCTGCTTTTAGAGCTAAATCAGATAACTGCTGGAATTGGTCTCCTACTAAATCACTATTTGCTTTGACATTACTCATAGCTTTTTCAAAGTCAGTCGCGGCTTTTACTGAATATCCTAATCCAGCTACGACAGGGAGAGTAAATGCTTTAGTCATTGTCCCTCCGACTTTTTTCATAGTGTTCCCCATCTTTTTTAACTTATCAACAGACCTATTGCACTGCCTATTAAATCGCTGTTCATTCAGCGTGATGTTAATCATTAAATCAGCTATATCAGTGGCCAATTTATATCCCTACTTTCTCCATCCTCTCCCTTTTCCTCTGGCTTTATTCTTAGCCTTTTGTTCCTCTGCTTTTCTTTCCTTATCCCTGATGATATATTCACATTCCCATTCAGACAATTCGTAACTGCTGATTTCATCTAATAGTTGAGCCTTAGTCATTCCAAGTTTCTCAGCTAGATGTAGATGAAATCTAGTGTCTGAATGGTCGTTTAGTTTTTTTCTATCTTTTCCTTAGCATTCTCTGATAGTCCACTGAGATCAAGCAATTTATAAGCTATTCGTTCAACTATAGATGCTGATTTTCCTTCAAGCATTTTCCTATCGCCATTTTCAAATAACTTAGTTTTCTCCTCGGGTTCATAACATCCCATAATTAATAAATCAGGATATACCTTCGAGAAGTTGATTGCCTTTGAAGATGTATCAACCGCAGATGTCATCATTTCTGCCCTTTGCTTTCCTGATAATCCTTTGAGCAATATTTTCGCATTATCCCACTCAGGTATTTCTATGATTTCCTCTTTAATATCACTAGCTGATACTATTTTACTTCTTAATTGATCTCTTAAATTTGACATAATAATCCTCCATATAATAAAATTTATTCGTTAAAAGCTACAGAATTTCCATCTTCGTCGCATATTCCTTCCAACTCAATTGATTCCTCAATAAGTCCATCTACAGCTCCTGAAATGTCATCTGAACTTATTCTAATCCATAGTCTGATATGCCAATTTGAATCCCTATCAATATATAGTTCAAATATGCATACCACATCGTCCGTCAAAAATGTAAGGTTCGTATCATCGTAATAGAATGACCCAATTGAAGCTGAACTATCTTTCTGAGTCTGCTCACGGTTCTCATAGTCATCGCCGAATATTGAAATCGGTTCATTCTTAGCACTCAATGACACTGAAAATTCTTTTCCCTGAGCTAATTCAGATAAAGGTAGATAATTACCTGAAACATATATAACTCTGGATACAGCAGATTCATAGGTTACAGTACCTTTTAATCTATTTAGTGAATAATCTGATTCAGATTCAGTTGGGCATTTCTGAATCGTATCTCCTGTAGTTTGATCTGTAACAGCTGAAACCGTGATATTATCAACATCTACCACTGCGGTCACAAGTCTTTTAGCATTATCCCTAGTAGTATTTATAATCAGATCTCCTTCAGCAAGCCCATGAGCAGTCATCTTAATATTAGTAGTTGTAGTTCCTGCTTCAGCAGTATCAGGAGATCCATCATATTTATGAACTGATATATCTCCATCATATTCTAAAGCACGCTTAGCAGTATCAGTTATAGTATATACTGTATCACCAGCTCCAGTAGTAGCTTCACCGACCATAGCTGTAGCAGTTCCAGGAATCTGGATTTTAATATCTTTTCCTTTAGTTGCCATAATATCCTCCTTAACTATATGCCGCTACAGCATCTGCTCCTTCAAGCTCTATCGATAGTTCGACTGCTCCACCGACATCACCTGAGATATCAAATGCCGATACTACAACCTTCTGTTCCCATCCATCAGTACCATCTGGTAGGAATCCAATGTATAAATTAGATGCATTTTCCCACGCAGTTCTAATCACAGTCTGTCCATTAGTGTCGGAACTATTGTAAAATCCAGATAAACTATAAGTGACGTCTTTCAATCCTTGCATTCTGTTTATGTAATCATTATCGATGACTGAGATGTCAATGTTATTTCCTGCATTATTCATTGATCCTTCTTTAATATCTGCAACATCATTCCATGCCGCTCCATCTGTCGATACTTTAATTGCCATATCCTTACCCTTCATTGCCATTGTTCATTTCCTCCTTATACTAAATCTATTATGAATCGATTAAACGGGTAATAATTCAAATTCTCATCTTTTTTTAAAACTATTCCTGATATATTCCCATTTATTGTTTGAATCCCATAAAACATTCCAGTAGCCTTCATATCTTCTTCATTCCTGTGAGTTACTCTAACTTCCATTCCAGGTTTTAAGATTAAATAACTATCCTTTATCGGCATCATTTTCGCTCCATTCTAACCCACAGAGATTGCATTTCCATTTTTCATCTTTCATCCCCATAGTAGTAAGATTAATTCTGTATTCCGGTGGATGCTCACATTTCTTAGTTTCCTCATCTACTAACCTATGCATCATATTATCTAATATTCCTTTTGATGCTCCTAAGCTATTAATTATTATATCTGGCTTATCATCTAAATCAATTTGATCTAGTATTTCCTTCAACAATTTTAATTCTCCACTAAGTTTCTTCATATCTAACTCCCTTTCTGAGTGATTACTCGATATTCAATTATAGCATGTCTACTTCGTGTATCACTGGACTCAATATACTTCGTATTTTCCCAACTCACTAAAACAGTTGACCATCCTGATATCGATAATGAGACATCATCTAGTACATCATCAACAGCATCAACAATATCCATTAATTCAGAATCTGTATCTTTTTCTGAGTACGCAAACACGAATACCGTAGTTTCTTTCCCGTCTCTTCCGAAAGTGTTAAATTTATCTTCCATACAATCCCCTATTTTGATATATGGATAAGATGGTTTTTCGATAATCCTGCAATGGATTCCACCAGAGAGAAGGGCCTTAACAGAATTATCAGCATCAAGCAAGGACTTGAACCCTGCTACAATTTTTTTGACTGGAGTTGACATTATATTCCTCCGAATCTTCTTACTCTCATTTTTAAAAGTGGTCTTTCGACTGCCCATGCCTTTGTAAACATTAAAACAGGTTTCTGACCGTAAGTCAAGACAAACTTCCCAATTCGATTGTAATAAAATAACCATGGAGTTTGTCTTCCATTACCAAAATAAGCATATCTACCAGTTCCATATTCAACATATTTTGCATAATCAACGTCTGAAAATACTCTCGCCATAGTTCCTCTATTATAAAATTTAAACTTGATTGAGCTTCTTAATCTCCCAGTATCAACAGGACATGCTATTCTAGCACTTCTCTGAACGTTGATAGCCGCTATTTTGATATTCTTTTTCAAGTAGTTTAATTCATTTAATCTTATTGAATTAAGAGTCCTCACTGCTGTGTTAACTCCGGATAAGTCAACGTGAATCATGGCAATGCTTCCCTTAATGAAAATGTAATATATCTTTGATACCCATCCTCGCTGAACGAAATCATTTCGAATGATCTCACCAAATCAGGATACAGTCTAACTCTATATTTGGAAGTTAATAAATCTTCTCTATATCTGCATGTTATATCATACTTTTGAACATCTTCAATATGTGAATCCTTTGAAGCATACCCAAGTCCCGAAGATCTCCTAGCTTTAAGATTTCCCCATATGGTTGATTTTGATGCAGATCGTTTGACTATAGTATCTCCGCTATCTTGATCAGATACCGAGGATACGGTTATGTTATCTTCATCAACAACAGTAACTTCCCGAACAGCATTATCCCTGGAACTATTAATAACATAGTCGCCTGATGATAGTCCATGAGCTGTCATCTTGATATTAGTAGATGACGTTCCTGATTCAGCTGTGTCTTCCTCTGAGTAAAATGGAATCCAATCCCCTGAGTATCCTCCGAGGTCATCCTGGGTATATGGATCCTTTTCCTCTATAAGGAATCTTCGGTCTAACCTGCTAATCTTCTTCATAATTCCCCTCTGCTATCTAATAATATATCTTCCTTGAGTCAATGATATCCTTAATCCCGGTTGGTATTTCCTCGCTGGATTCCCGGTTTTCAAAGTAGTGACATGCTAATGATTTTACTGCGAGTATCAGGTCATCAGGTATGTCAGATGCATCATCTCCGAATCCGGCTAAATATATGATTTTTATTCCATTACCATTCGAAGTGTACACTGGCCATACACTATTGGTATTTTTTAGTATGAATCCAGGCTGATCCTGCAATTCCGCTACTACCTGATATAGATCTGAATCAACCTCATATTCGGTATAGCTGTCATTATAATAGTAAAAACTAGTCAATGACTGAAGAGGAGGCCTCGGGAGTTCTATTTTATTCAGGATTCGATCAAGGTAGTATGTCCAAGTCTGCGTTAATAAAGCTATTCTGGCTTCACGCTCAATCGTCCTCACCGCTGACTTGACCAATGAATCTATCAAGTCATCTTCCAAAGTTATCGTGGATTCAATTTTCAAAAATTCCTTCATGTCTTCAGTCGAAATTACCTTGTTCGATGATCTTTCTCCTGCAACTAGGTTCATATTATCTCCTCTTCTTTTTATTTATTATCGGAATATTGAGGGCCTGAGCTGGTGAAGTGTTATTATCCTTTTCAGTTGGATCATCAACTCCATCTTCATCATCACCAGTGATATACCCATCTTCATCCATTTCCAATATATCGACGTCCTCCTCTGGTACATCCGAATCGTCAAGTTCAGGTAGTTCTTCTTCGATGATCTCGCATGCTCCTGCATCCAGGAATATGTCGATTATAACCTTGGTAATCTCATTCTTTCCATAAGTGAATGACTTATATTGCGGCAAACTTATGTCAACCTCATCAACCTCCGTATATTCGGATCCTTCCATGAATCTTCGAACTTGAATTCCGTTGAGTGATGCCTGCCTAGTCTTAATCATTTTAATCTTCATAATAATCATCCTCCTGTATATGCATTATACCAGGAGGATGAGAGATTTAAAATAGATGAAAGAGGATAGCTGAAGCTATCCTCTTTCATCTTATCATAACCCATTTTCACATCTCGGTTCTAATTATCTTAATCTCATCCTCTGTGAATCCCCATGCCCAAAGGGTCTTATCTCCGAAGGATTTAATCCCGTCCATTGCGAATCTTAGATCCCGTAGCTTGCCATCATCAGTTCTGCATCTCTGGATACTCTCATATACCTCATTCTGGTATTCAGTGAGTACGTCATCATCCTCCCAATCAGCTAGCGCTTCCTCTGCTATCTTGAGCAGGCGATCGATTAATTCAGAATTAATCTGCATGCAATCACTCCTTATTCAATTATTAGGCAGATTAATCTGCCATCTCCCTTATTATATCACTAATCACTTTGAGATTCAATAGGGCTATAGTATGAGATTCGATAGGACTCTGATATGAGCTTCATATAGGACTCTGGTATGAGCTTCATAGTCACAGAGTCCTATATGGAATTGATACTATAGTCCTATTGAATCTCAAAGTGATTAGTGATATAATGAGAGGGTAGGGCAGATAATCTGCCTATATAATTGAATAAGGGGATGCTACTATGATTATAACTGAATCAATGATGAGCAGATTCAAGGATCAGGGGAGAGCAATCCGATTCGCTAGCAGAGCTATCAAGACCCTATGGGTGATTGAGAGCGCTGACCACTATATCGTATCCAAGCCATCAATCTGCGAATACCTAGTGAATACCGGGAGATACCGATATTGCTAATGGAGATGAATGAGATGAGCTATCAGATAGGATTGGAAATAAATGGAAGAAGAGGGCCTAGTAATGGCCTTCATTCATGCCATAATAAGTAAATCTCTTCCATCTCTTCCAATCTATACGTTCCCCAGGAGAGGATCCCTGAGATTAGATCGAGCTCTGCATCATCCGGAATCCTCCGGATGGCCCAGGGGATGGATATAGGATGGAAGAAAAAGTCAGGAGATAAGCCCATAGGATTGGGAATCGGTATTATATATTTAATACTAGGGTCTGATGGATTCTCAAAGTGATTAGTGATATAATGAGATAGAGGGCAGATTATCTGCCTATATAATTGAATAAGGAGCTGACCATAATGGGTAGGACTGAGATAATCGAAGGTATCTGGATGGCTAACAGGAAAAACAGCGCAGGCTCAGTCGATATCTACACCGAAGCTGGTGATATAATTATGGAAGTCAATCACTGCACTGAGACCTATGAAATCCGTCGCATGGTTGAGGAATACGCTGGAATGGGAATCGACGAATGTGATGCTGACGAGATAAAGGAAGCGGCAATGAAAATAGAGGGATAGAGAAGAAGATGAGATAAATTCCCATCTTCTTCATTTTATATGGATGATTTTTATGTAGCTGAAACTGGGTCAGGAGCAGTTACTGGTTTCACTCTCCCATGACTTAATAAACCTACAACTCCGCATATACCTGCGGAAATTCCAGTCCCTGTATAAGTTCCCTTGACTCTTATATACCTCTTAATCCCTAGATATCCAACCTTTTGAACTACCTGGTCTTCATCGTCAGCGTCAATTTTTGTGAATGCTCCCTTAACCTCACTTGAATCAACCGTTGAGAAATCTGCATCAGCAGTAGTGTCTGATTCCTCAAGGGACAGCGTGATATAGTTATCTCCATCAACTCCGGTTAATGCTCCTACGAGAGCTAGTAATAACGCGGATTCGAACCCTTGAGTATCAAGAATATTTGATTTCCATGTGGTGTGAACAGCATCAACAGGCTCTTTTAACATAACATGAGCGATATCATTATAAATTTCGTGATTCATAATTTCCTCCTTTTGATTTCATATATTTATTATATATATCATCTCGGTAAAGATGAATAGCTGGGTAATGAGTATCAACAAAAATTTTGTAATCGTGACAAGTTGCACGAATACAGAATGCTCTGTCTTCCCAATTAGTTATCTGAAGATTAGGAAGTGGAGTATAGTTTACTCCTGACCTATAGACATCAGTGTTGACTAATAATAACCCACCTACTCCTCCTACATGATACAATCTGTTAGGTTTATAATAGTTCTCAGGCCATGAAAAGAAGTCATACTCCCAACAATTCGGTTCCATCTTTCCAGACCCATCCTGGTATTCAGTCCAAAGTATCTCTCCACATATATATTCCTTCTTATTAACAAGAATATTATGCAGATGTGCTAATGTTTCTGGTTGAACAACAGTATCTGAATCAACCCAAAAGATATAGTCATAATTATACTTTAGTGCATATTCAACTATCATATTTTTCATTTGACTCATAGCATTCAAGTTATTCTTTTTCCAATTATGAGTGTTAGTATTTTTAACTGTGTCTGTCTCATCATTCCATCGATTCAGAATCCCTGAATTGAATTCAGGTATTAATTCTTCATAGCAGTTATGAAGTACGAAATATCTCTCAACGTTGAACTCCCCAATGTACAGTTCGTCCAACCCTTTGAGGTATTCACGAAGTATATATTTTTTCTGACGTATAGGAGATGCTATTAAAATTTTATCCATTCTTAATAACCTCCTCGTATACTTTATTCATTTTACATCCGAATTCTTTTAATGTCCATACAAACTCATTTTCATATGAATCTAATTTATTTATAGCATCTGCGACTTCATATGGATTTTTTATGTCGATGGTATTAGCCGCAAATTGATTACCTAAAGGAGCTATCACTTTTAATCCGCAAGATATTGCTTCAACTACGGTTTGAGTAGATATCATTTGGTTAGTGAATAAGAAATCCATAGATCTATAGAAATCTTCGATTGTATGTATCCTAAGTCCTACAGTTCCTAAGCCTCCAATTTCACGTATCTTAGCTAACAGATTTTGTTCACATAGCTTTATCGGATCATCTAATCCAACTATATGCCATTTTAATCCAGGAATCTTCTTGCTTGCGTGATACGCTCCTATGAATAAATCGAATCTAGTGATATCACGTCTATTCGGATCACATATGAATCCATTTATTTCACCAATTTTATCAGGAGCTATTTGATATTTGCTTCCTGTTGGACTGAATTTTTCATCATCAACAGCTGGGCATTCAAATGCCACCAGTTTATTTTTATCACATACGACTTCCCAGTAAGGAGTGAATTCTGGCCAAAAATATACCATTTTCTTTATTCTGGGACGATAAGATGCACTTCCATAAGCTGAATATGCCTGATATTTAGGCTCATCGAACTCTTGCCGATAAGATGCTTCTGGACGTGCATGGTTAATGTATATTATAGGAGCCTGATTTCTTGATAACCATTCATCAGGACAGTAAGTATGGAGAACAATAATATCAGCAATATCTAATGCTGAATTATGAGAAGTAATTATTTCCAAAGATCCCCTCATCACTGATTCTCCAACGGATGGAGCTTTTTTAGATAAATCCGCTTTAATACCTGTATCAATTATAAATACATCATGACCTGAAATAACATCTGCTTTAAACATATTCAGTGAGGCTTCCATAAGACCAGAGCCATTGGGATTCCATGTTGTTACATGACAAACTTTCATAAAAATCATCCTCTCGATTCAGAATGATATTATTATACATAAAATGGGAAGAATATGAAACATATCCTTCCCTGATTTATTTTTATTAAGGTATTTTCGCAAGTATGAAACTGAGTACTAGCTCCGTCTGAACCAAAGTATAACTCATTCCAACGTCGGCCTCAACTTTTGTATATGATTGAGTTTCATCATGCTGAATTAAAGTATAACTCCTGTCAGCATCGCACTCGACTTTTGTATAAGATTCCGTTTCAGATTTTATGTCGTCTGCTAAGACTTTATCGTAGCTCTGAGTTTCATCATGTTGAATTAGTGTAAAGCTTCTATCTGCATCACATTCAACTTTAGTATAACTCTCAGTTTCTGATTTTATGTCGTCTGCTAACACCTTATCATAGCTTTGAGTCTCATCATGTTGAATCAGAGTAAAGCTTCGGTCTGCATCTGCTTCTACTTTAGTATAGGATTCAGTCTCAGATTTTATACTATCTGCTAATACTTTATCATAGCTCTGAGTTTCATCATGCTGGATTAGTGTAAAACTCCTATCAGCATCTGTTTCTACTTTAGTATATGATTGAGTTTCATCATGCTGAATTAATGCGTAGCTTCTGTCAGCATCTGACTCTACTTTCATATATGACTCCGTCTCAGATTTTATGTCATCCGCTAAGACTTTGTCATAACTTTGTGTCTCATCATGCTGTATTAATGTAAAACTTCTATCTGCATCTGATTCTACTTTAGTATATGATTCTGTTTCAGATTTTATATTATCTGCTAATACTTTGTCATAGCTTTGAGTTTCATCATGCTGTATCAAAGTAAAACTTCTGTCAGCATCTGATTCTACCTTAGTATATGACATCTCAGCATCTGCTTCTACTTTAGTATATGATTCTGTTTCAGATTTTATATTGTCTGCCAGCACCTTATCGTAACTTTGTGTCTCATCATGCTGAATCAATGTGAAACTCCTATCAGCATCGGATTCAACCTTAGCATAACTCATTTCTGCATCAGCTTCAACTTTATTATATGACATTGCAACATCAACTTCAACCTTAGTATATGACCTAGTTGCATCTGCTTCAACTTTAGTATAAGAATCTATTATATTAAATATACCAGAGGAATCATCTGCCGCTATTGCCGCATCCTGACCTCCTGAACACGATGCGCAGGCTTCCCCATCAAATCCTTCCCATTTCCAGGTTGAACTTCCCGCAGTATCGACTACTATCAGAGTGAAATCTGAAGTTCCTTCGATATATGAATATCCTTTGATTTTAACATTAGTACATGCAGTTGTATGGAATTCAACTAATCCTGTGGTTAACACGCCATAGAAGTCGATTTCTATATCAGCAGTATCAACTCCAACCAACCTCACAGCATTTTCGACTGCATTACCCCCAGTAAATCCTATATATTTTAGCTTCAATTTTAATCTATCTGCCGCGGCAGTTGCTAATACTGCTCTAGCGGCTTCAACGGAGGATGATCCATCTCTCCACTCAACTTTTATATCAAGGTCAGCTGCTTGGAAATGCAGAGGATTTGTAAGTCCATCAATACCAGCTATGCATATGAAGTTATGGAAAACTATGCTAGCTCCTGAGAATACTATACTAGCACCTGTATCAGTTGAGAAGGTTAATTTTGCCCTATCATCTCCTTCACCTACAGCTATCCACTGTACTCCTGCTGTACTAAGAGTCAACGCTCCGGCACTAGCTAATGTTTCAGCATGACCTACAGCCACATAAACTCTATCACCATTATTTGCAGTAACTTGGCTATCAGCGTAATCCATAGTTTTGAATGCCTTGGCCCATGTTGATCCATCATTGCTGTCAGAACCGTTCGTATAGTCAACATAGTAACAGTTTCCTGCTACAGGAGCCGCTATGTCAGCTCCTTTTAATCTTAATATTCCGTTAACATTCCATGCCGCTCCGCCTTGCTCTGCATAATTCAGAGTATTTGCTCCCATTATACCTATCTCCTTTCTTCTCTATCTATTTATTAAGATACGGAAATCTTTAATTTTTTGCCAGCTTCAGCTAGAATTATTTGTCCGCCAACTCTCTTATATGCATAGAACCTTGTAGTTCCAGTTCCAGCTTGTGTATAAGGATCCCTCAAGGTTTCAATCACTGTTCTGTCAACTAATATGTACAGTCGTTTAGGATCACACAGTATAATTGGATACGCATTAGCCGCTATGTCAGGCATATCAGGACATTCAATATATGGCCTCTCTAAGATAGTTGGTGGCTTATTGATTCCAAGGTTAGGAGTCCATAAGTAATTCCCCATACCATCCTTTAACTTTCTAATAGCCTTCAACGTTGCTCTGTTGCAGATCCATGATGACTTATTCGCATATGAGGATTTTAACTCATAGAAAATATCTATAAGAGCATCTGCTTGCAATTCATCAGCATGACCATTATATACTATTCCTAATGCATTTTGACCAGTAGTCAAAATTCCCTCAGGCTTATTCACTCCATTTCCTTCGATGAATGCAGTTCCTTCGCTTACTCCAAACTGCTCAGCGAATTCCATCTTGAGATCCTGCTCAAGGTTATAGTCTGCATCAGCCAAATCCTGATTACTGATATCAACATATCCTGCTAATTCATGAACAGGTATTTCTATCATGCCTACTGTAGGATTTCCAAGGTTAGTCCTTGAACCAATTTCTCCTACCCATGCTCCTCCTGTAATATGACCAGTTTTCTTCCTGATCTTCACTGATCTAGCACTAGTTCCCCTTTTCCTCACATGTTGCCTTAGAGGACTATACTCTACTATATCTTGAATCAATTCTCCTGCCATGACATCAGGCATACAGAAGTATCCTCCAGTTGTATTATCAACAGCGGTCATGACTTTCAACTCATCCGCTGACAGGTTGTCCTTGCCAACCCTTAGGAATTTCTTGAACGCTGTCACTACTTCCAACTTCTTTTCATCCTTAGGATCTGTAGGATCAGCTGTTGGAGCTACTGGCCTATTAAGCTTAATCTCTAATTTATCTAACCTCTCGTTCAGCTTATCGATGTAATCCTTAGTCTCCTGCTTAGCTTCACCTATGGTTTTGATTTCCTCATCCTGTCTTTCGAGTATGGATTTCATCTCATTCCATACCTTACCGAGCTCTAGAGTATCCTTATTATCTGGCATTCTAATCTACCTTCCTTTCATTTATAAAATTTTTCATATCCTTGATTATTTCCTCTGAATTACCATTATCAGTTGAATCCTCAGGTTCGGATCTAAAATTTTTCATTTCATTCATTATTTCACTCAATTTATCTTTATCCTTTATATCCTCACTTGATGATATTTTAGAAAATGGGAGTTTTAAGATTCCGCTATCACGCAAATCAGATATTATCTCTTTTTTCCAGTTTACATTTTCTTCCCTAGATTTGTACATATCTGAATTCAGAGCACGATCTACCCAATCTAAGAGTGAAACCTTAAACTGGTCACAACTCTCAGCAACTACATTCTTGACCTCTTTATCATCATATTGACCATAAAGCAAATCAATCACTATATCTTCAAGCACTTCAAATAGCTCCCAACGCTCTCTCCACATGAGTCTATCTTGAAGAACGCTATTGAAATCCTTGACATCTTTATCACTTTTAGTTTTACTCTTGAATGGATCTTCCTTTTCCATTTTTCCATAGTACTTTGAGATATCTGATTTGACTGTGATTACATCCTCCTCTGGTATATCAATCTTCCCTTCACATATTTCCTTAACTGCCGATGATATTGCTTCCTTGATGATTGACAGTTTCCCATCAACTATATCAGCTATAGGTAATTTGTGACTTCCCTTCTTATCTGAATCGTTCTTGTCATACCAGAGGAAGGCTTTCCTGTACTGACTCCATTTGATTTTTCCATCTTTATCACTTGCCCATTCAGTTATCCTCTTCTCAGCTTCGGAAGCGTTCCAGGGCTTGTCTAGCATTGAAACGTTATTGTACGTGTTGAATGACTTGACTTGATTAATCTGTGCAAGCTCATTGCATGGAAATGTGACTATGGATACTTCCCATAACTTGATTTCAGTAAGATACCTGATCCTTTTATCCCATTTATCATCTTCTACTGTATATCCTATACTCAAACCTTTTATGGCTTTTTGTTTCAACAGTGAATGAGCTTCTTTTCCCTGCTGGACTTCCAAGTTTATTTCACCTTTTATATCAAGACCGTCACCATCAGTACCTAACACATGAATTACGCCTATAGGTGATTCAGTTTTATGTTGCCACAGCATCGGAAACATTGTTGTATTCATGTGTTTGTCAAATGCTCCCTTGACAACAACTTCATCCGCGTAGTCAATGTTTCCATATGCAGAAGCTACCCCGAGAAATTCGCCATCGTCATTGATTTCCTTTATCTCTATATTATACTTCAAATATTTTAATTCCATGTTGTCCCTCCTTCATATTTTTAATTGATCCACAACATCGATATTTTTAGCGGATATGATTAATGCCTTAATTTTACCACTATAATATGCTGAATAACTTTCATTATTCTTCCTACATCCTAATAGATTAGTTGTTAATCTATTAGTTATAGGATCACTATCATGATTATTCATTTCTCCAACATAATTTCCATCTCTATAGCATCTACAACTATTTGATCCGAACCAGCTTGAATAGTATGAAATAAATGAATCAGTGATTACACTTTCATATATCCTTCCAGATTCTCCAGACACTCTTCCAATCCAAAATGCCCAATACCCAACTACTAAATTAAGAGGCATGGAATATTGCGTTTGCGCTGTACTGCCAAGATTTCTTGAAATTACATATCCTTCACATAAATGATGTGGCACAATCTTAGCCAAACAGCTTAATGGCCTTGAAACTATCTGTAAGCTTGAATCATCATCACATATCATAAGCTGAGATCCAGTGAGACTAGCATATACATCTTTCCCAGAATATATATAATGAAGATAGACTCTTGATCCATTGGAATTCTGATAAAAATCATTCCCATTTCCTGACTGATCGTACCATTTGACTATCTTCCATTGAAAA